CCAGGTCCCGCTGCTTGCCTTCATAATCGATGAAATACAGGAAATTGGGAATGAACATCCGGCCATTCTCAAAGATCGGCACCAGTGTCCGGATACGGTCAAACTTAGGCATCGACCCGCCAAGCGGAACGATCTCAAACCGGTAATTCTTGCGGTCCTGCTCGTCCTTGATATGCTCAATATCTGAATCCTTGCCGTACTTTTCGTACCCGGTCCGGACAGGGCGATACTTCCGGTGAAAATGCATCAGCTTTTCGGTACGCTCCGTCAGGTTCAGGCGGTCGCGTAGGCCGTCGACCAGATAATAATTCTCGTCCTGGCCAAGCGCCATGACCAGCATCACGGTATAATCGTTCTCGCGTTTCTTCTCGCCGGCCGGATCGCAGAGCAGATATAGGTTGAGACCAGTCAGGCTCTTGGGCGTGTAGAACCGCAGCCACTCCGCCTTGAACCCCTGCGCCTTGTCGGCGGCCGGGTCCTGCAGCATCTGGCACGAGAACACATAAACACCCATGTCCCGCCGCTTCTTGGCCAGGGTCTCAGGATCCAGCAGCACCGGCGCTCCATCATCCTTGCCGTTATCCGTGGCCGGGAAGATGCGCGGCGTGACGCTGCCGCGGTCCAGCATGACCTTGTACGTGTCGTTGAAATGATACCTGGTCCCAATGGTACGGATCTTGCCGCCGTCAGCGCCCAGGTTGAGCGAGAGCGCCCATGCATCCGTTACCTTGGCGATCATGTCCGGGGTCGTGACTGACTCCCTGGTTACCACGTCATCATAGACCAGCAGCTTGAAATGCTTCGATGTCGGCTGTCCATCGACCAGGCCCCAGGCCTCCACCGTGGCTTCCTTCGGGTTGGTCTTGCGCTTGACGATGATACCGTCATCCTCTGACCACTTCGGGCTTTGATGCTGAGGATCAGCATAGAGGATGTCAGGGAACAGCGCCTTGAGCGCGTTATTACCTTCGAGCTCGCGCTTGATCTGCCGCAAGAATCCTTTAGCGATCGGCCGGGTATGGCTGAAGATCCCCACGGTGAGCTCAGGATCATTGAGGATGTCTTGAATGGTCTTAGCAAACGTGATGATCGTCGACTTGTAATGCTCCCGGGCCCACAGGTCCAGGTATCCATCAGGGTTGGTCTGTACTTCCCGGCAGCGGTCATAGATCCATGGCCGGTCAGCATCCTTGCGTCCCAGGACAAAGACAAGCAGGAAGAACAGGTCTTCCAGGGCCAAGCGCCGCATGACGCCCGGCACACAACCTTGCTCTTTGGCCTTGGCCAGGATGGGAAGATACTGATCGGATGGCTTCACCGCACCCCCGCCAGCTCTCGCCAGGACGCATTGACATAATGCTTGTGGAAATACCCGGGCGCCAGGACTACGGCCGCGTACTTGGCGCGTGCCTTGATCCAATCTCCCATGCGGTCAATCACCCCAAACCGCGCGCGCAAATCGTCCAGGCTGTACAAGTATTCCAGGAACTCGAAATACACGCGCGCGGCCATAACCTTGGTAACCACGGGATCAGAATCAATCCGGCAGAGGTAATCATGAATGGCGCCGGCCTCGGGGCAATGCCCGCGGAACCACGGAATAGATTCGAGGTCAAAGCAGAACCCCGCCGGGATTTCGCAGTATTTCTTGCAGACCTTTTCCCACAGGACCTTGGAGCGGAATCGAAACGGCCGCATGAGCTGAACGAACCGGTCGCTCCCGGCGATGTTCATGATCACCATCGCACCCGGCAGGCTGGTTATTCCTTCGATGTCGGCCATAATACGCCTCACTCTCTCCCGCGCATCCCCATCATTTGCTTACCGGCGTCGACATGCCCGCCACGAATGAATCGATCAGGTCCTTGATTGCCGCGTTGCTCAACTCGAGGTCGGCCGCACCGGTCACATCGATCTTGAGCTGGGCCAGAACACCGGCAATGGCTCCCTGAATCACCACGTCATCCGATACACGGTCGACCAGGGAGGCGATAGCGTCCTTCAGGACCGCGTTCATGATCTCGTTATCTGCGCCGTTATCGACGGTCTCTTGGATGCCCAGAGCAACCGGCAGGACAGCGGCCAGGATCTTCTGATTATTCTTGGCAACACAATAGCCGGCCGTGTAGACCGCGATCTTCGTTGTTGCGTCCAGGCCTTCGGATTTACAGAACCACTTTTTCACATCGTCCTCCTACATGACGCCGAACAGCGCGCCGATGAGCTTGATTGCCGTTTGCAAATCGCCCTTGATGATCAGGGCCATGATGATCACGAACATGCCCAGAGCCTTTATGGATACCGGCGGAATAGCCATGCGCCAGGGGCTCACCAGAAGACTATCGAGCTTGCCGTTTGCGGATTTCATTTCAGGCTCCAACCTGCTTATCACATCAAAGAGAAGATCAACCTTAGCCTCGATGGTCATGCAATCGAATTGCTCGCGCCCGATCTCTACCATGGTGAACCTCTTGTCATGCCGCTTTGGCCTCCACGAATCGTCCTGTCTCTATCATGCGCATGATCTCTTCAGGCCGTTCAAGATTTCCATCGTCCGCGCCGGCCGGGTCACCGCCGAGCTGTCGATAGTATCGTGATGCCCGGATCTCATCAGCCGCGCGCGTCCACTCTCCGGCGCGCACAGCAGCCAGGAAACGCTTGAACTTTTGTAAGCCCCCGCCGCCCAGGTTAAACGCCATGTCGATAATGGCGTATTGCCTGGCCAGATTAAGGCTTTCCCAGGTTTGCGCGCCCACGGCGCCGGCCGCGTCCAGTATGGCGTCCGCCAAGTCGGCAATAAGAAGCTGGTCCACCATGCCGTCCGTAATGTATCCGTGTTTGTCAAGAAACGCCTGCATGTCGAGCGGCAGCGGCCGGGCCTCCATGTTGTGACCCACGCCGATGGTAAGATGCCCCGCCGGACAACGGTACGGCTTGTTGCGCCTGCCCTCGTGCCGCTCGATCATGGACATCAGCAGCTCATCCACGGTCGACCCCCAGAAACGCGTCGAGCATTTCTTGAATTTCAGGTGTGACGGTGTGTTTGTGGTTAAGATCGAGTTCCCCTGAGTGCTTGATTTCTTTCGGTTTCTCCATGCCGAGCATAGCGGCTACAGTCTTGAGTGCGTCAAGCTTAAGTTTTGCTTTTGTGGTGTCGTCAATGTTTTCTTGATTGATTTCTGTTAAGGCGTAAGTTGATAATTCTTTGGCAATTTTTGATCTGCTGATACCGGCGCGTTGCAGCGCCTTTTCGGTTTTCTTGAAAATATCATCGTGTATCTGTTTCTTCTGCTCATCGGTCGGCATTGCCATGATTCACCTAACGCACATTTTATGCGCTAGGTGCATGGTAAATATGGGTAACTATGGGCAACTGAGGCGATCTCAAAAATAATTGTTATTTGGTATTGACTTATCTGCCGATGGTGCTATTATGTGAGTATCAAATAAAACAGGAGGAGGACTTATGAAGGAATTAAGGCTCAACCTGGTAGTCACCAGGCATCCCGGCCTGGTGGAGTATCTACAAGAAATCGGCCTGGCCCCGGAAGGGGTCGAGGTCGTGGCCCATGCCACGGCCGAAAACGTGGCAGGGCGTCACGTCTGCGGCGTCCTGCCGCATTCCTTGTCGTGCCTGTGCGCCTCCTTTACCGAGGTGCCACTTGCCCTGCCTGCCGAACTGCGCGGGCAGGAACTTTCCGTCGAGCAGGTGCGCCAGTACGCAGGCGCACCGGTAACCTATATGGTGGAGGTGCTATCATGACCGCCCCCGCCATAGTATTTTCGGCGACCTCGCAAAATGGTCGTCGATCGGTGACGGTGGTCTGCCGGGATGAGACCTGGCAGGCCCCGGCTAGGGGTCTCCCTCGTGGGCACCTGACCCACCTGGGAGACGCGGGCGGCACGTCCGCGTATGAATTTATCCCCGACGCCCAGGCCCAGACTTGGGTGCTGTGGGAGTATGGCCAGAGCGGCCATGCCCCCGTAGAAGGCGCGGTCGTGGCGGTCTGCGCCGACATGCAAAATTTCAGCTCCAGCGCGAGCATTCTCGTGCTGGGGCCTGTGGCCGTGCTCAAGTGGGTCGGCTACAAGGGGCGCTCCACGGCCTACACCCTGTATCGTGAGGGTGTACCGCAAACCCTCGATGAGGGCCAACTCCTGGCTCTCGGGCTCATTCAGCCCGAGAAAATCAAGCCGGTCGAGGCTCCGGCCCCAGTATCCTCCGCCATGGCGGAGGCCCTTAAACGGGCGGGGCTCGCATGAGCTACCGCCTCACACTACCGCGCCCCGGCCGCCCTCCTCATCCAGGAGAGCGCCGGGTGCGGAAATCAATCTTTGTCCGTCCTTCGGTCTGGGCAGCCCTCGAAGAGCTGGCGCGCGCAGACGATCGGACGATCAGCTATCTGGCAGAAAAAGCTGCCCTCGACTACATCGAGCGGCACAAAAAACAGGAGGGATGAGATGAAAACCATAGGGAGAATCTATTATTACGACAACGGGCAGAGGTTGGCGGAGTTCTGCGGATCGGGGAAAGAGTGGTATGTTTGGTCGCCCTCACAGGGGCAGAGGTTACACACATACCGCACTATGGCCGAGCTATCTAAGGCGCTGGATTTCGTGCGGTCAGCATACCCCGATGACATGCCGTCGCTTTACCAGCTCGGTCTGGCGTTGGATGGATTATT